GGCAGATGACGGCGGCGGATTTAAACGCGCCGTTAAACGCCTTTTCAACGGTCTTTAAATTGCCCGCGTATTTGCCGTTCAAAACCAAACTGATTGTTGCGGCGGAATAGCCCAGTTCTTTGGCGACGACGCGCTGGGACTGCTGTTTGCAGACATCGCGCAGTTCTTCGATAAAATCGTTCATTCTTCGCCTCCGCTTTGATAGACAATCTGTTTCAAATTCGGGTCGAAGACCACTTTAATCCGCAGGATTTGAGGGGCTTTCGCTCCCGTGCTTTTGACAAACACGAAACGGCTTCCGTTGCGTTTCAGATACTTGGCGCGGCACAACATCTGGCAGTAGGTATCCACGTTGTTTTGCGTCGTTTTTTGCGTTGTTGAAGCGATTAAATCGGTTGCGGAAAATTCTTTCAGAATCTTCATTGCCCGCCATAAATCTTGATTGATATCGGCAGACAGGATTTTTCCGTCGCGGGTAAGGCGGGGAGCGTCAATCCCTACGTCTTTGGCAAGTTTGTAACGATTTTCCGTGAACGTCGTTACAACATACGGTTTGTTGACTGCCGTTTTTTCGATAAGCTCGACAAAGCCCGCTTTACGCAGTCCGGTAACATAGGTTTCGATTGTGTCGCGGTGAATGTTACAGCCAGATGAAAGACTGTTTAACGTAAATTCCCGTTGCTTTCGGATTTCTTCCCAGATGTATTGACGTTTGCTTTCCTTGCCCATGATCAGACCCTCCGCGACGGGGCTTCGCCCGTAAAAAAGTCTTCGTCGCCCCAATCTTCAAGGCTGATTTTGCGCTGTCCCCGCGTGATTGCCGTTTGGCGCACGCGTTCAAGGTTGACGCAAATGCGCCGCACCGACCCGCGCGAAAGCTTCCAAATCTTGTCCAGCAAATCGTCGGCGACTTCGACTTTGCCGCAATACAGGGCGCGCAAGGCTTGCGCGTCTTCAAAGCTGGCGGGTTGCGCCGGTATGAAATCCAAAATGCGCCCGTGAGTGCGCTCCCAACGCTTTAACTTGTTGGGCAGTTGCTCTTCGCCGATCAGAATGACGGGCGCGGCGGAACCTTCAAACAGGTCGCGAATCACGTCCACCTTGTTTTTATCGACCAGATAGTCAAACTCGTCGATAATCAGCGTCCGACCGCTTAAAATCAGCTGTTCGGTGACCATTTCGCCCAAAGCGGCAAGCGTGTCGCCCGTCGAATAGGTCAAGCCCATTTCCTTGCAAATCGCTTGAAGCAGATATTTGACCGTCCACGTCGATTTCAGTTCGACGTAATAGGCGTTCTTTGTGTTCGCGACATAGGCGGCGGCGTAAGATTTCCCCCAGCCGCTGGGCCCGTAAAAGCAAACCAGTCCCGGCAAGTGCTACGGGCGGTTTTCGGCGCGTTCGACGCCCGTCAGCAAAGCGATGACGTTGCGCAACTGCGCCGTTTGGGTATTGACATAAGCATTTTCTTCCATTACATTCTCCATGCTTTTTGAGTGCCGTCGGGGCTTCTGCCTCGGCGGTTTTCTTTTACATCGCGCCCGCTATTACTTTCGGGCATTTCGCCGCAAAAACCTGCGCCTTGTATTCCGCCGTCGTCGGATAGTTCTCAAAGAAGAACAGCTCATCGTCGGTCAAGGCTTCGCCCGCTTCAAAGCGGGCTTTTGTTTTTTGCCAGCGTTCTAAATTCTGTTGCGGCGAAGGCGGCATTTTCACAACCTTTGCAGGCTGTTTTTGCGCTTTCAGCCGTTCGGCAGCGGCTTTTTCCGCCGCGCTCAATTCGGTCGGTTTGGGCGGTTCGTGCGAAATCGCGGCTTTGACCGCTTCCGCCATCTGTTCGGTTTGATAAGCAACCGTTTGCGTCGGCAGGCGTTCCAGTTTGCCGGCTTCCTCGGCGGCTTGCATCAGCACCTCGTTCACCATTTCGTTGCCTTTAAGGTTGGCGTCTTTGGCAATCTGGCGCAGAGCGTCCTTTTTAATTTTCAAAGCGCGTTTTTGAACGGCGGCGCGGGCGGCGGCAACCTCTTTCAAGGACACGCCTTTGTTTTCGGGCGAAACCACCTTGCAGATAAACTTGCCGTCAAAGTCGAACGCGTAAAGTTCGCCGTAATCCTGCTCATCGAGCAACAAACGCACCTGTTCGCCCTCGTGTCCGCCCAGTTCGGGCGCGTTGTAATAACTGCCCTCGTAAGCGATGCCTTTCTTTGACACGACGCGAATGCCGTCCTTTCCGGCGGGCTTTGCAAGCAAGACGTCCAAGCAACGCTCGTCGGCGATGCGGCGGACTTCGCCCGTGTAGGACGCGGCTTTTTCATCGGGCGTTATGCCCAGACTGCCGTGTTCTTCGCGTTCGTACACGTTTTCGCACCAACGGTCGCAAAACGCTTGCAGTTCTTGCGTCGTCAAACGCAATTCAATCTTTTCGTCCTTGTTAAACAAACGTTGCGAAAATGCTCGGCGGGCTTCAATGTCTTTGCGTTCGGAAACATTGTGTCCGATAAAGCCGTCCAGTTGTTCCAGCAACGAATGCGAAAACGTCCGGAAAACACGTTCGATATGCGGTTTCTTTTGCGGACTGAACGGCGGGCAGATGATCTGCTCGATGTTCAATGCGGAAAACACCCGTTTGATGTAATCGGCGACGTAATCTTTACCGTTATCGGTGCGGACTGTTTCGGGAACACCCCACTTTAAAATGGCTTTGCGGGTCGCGCATCCGACCGCAAAAGCGGAAGCTTTGTCACAAACATTCAAACTCAAACGGCGGGAATAAACGTCGATGATGCCGACGATGTTGCACCGTTTCCCGTCCGCCAAAAGCAAGTCGGACGGCGTTCCGTCAAACTGCCATTCTTGGTTCAAACGGACAATGCTTTCAGACGCGTTTCCTGCGGCGGCTTTGTATTTCGACCGCCATGCGTCCGGATTTTTCACCGCCGTCAACAGTTGTTCGTTGTCCTCTTTCCATGTTTTGACCCAATCCTGCAAAGTCCGGTAGGACGGCAGACATTCCCGCGATTCTTTGAAACGGACGCGCAAGCCGCGCATGATGTTTTTGCAGGAAACGTGCGGGGTTTCGTAAATCGCGCCCAAAATATAATTTTTGACGGCTTCGTTTGTGTCGATGATGCCCGTTCCTTTGCGGCACCCGTATTTTCCGGCAAGTCCGGACACGCCTTTGTCGGCTAAAACTTCCGTCCAATTCCTTAAAGTGCAGGCGGATACGCTGATAATCGTGCGGCTGACCCAATCGGGCAGATTGACTTCGCCCGCGTTATACTTTTCCGCAAAAATGTAGCGGGCGCGGGTATTCGCAAATCCCAGCGATTTCTGAAATTCCTTGAACGCTTCCAAGATTTCCAGCTTTGCGTCGATTCGGCTTTTCGCCTGTCCTTCGATATGGGCGTATTCCGCCAATCCCTGCGGATTGATTTCAGTTTTGACCGCTTCCTTTCTTCAATTTGCTGTTGAACGCGTCCGCGTTCCGCCAAAAGAGCTTCTTCACCAAACAAAACGGTATAACCGTCATCTTTTAGTAATTCGTCCCAAGCCCACCCCGCTTGTGCCACACGGATAAGAACGATAAAGCGTTCCAGCGTTATGTTGTGGATTTCATTGGCTTCGCTGGAATAATTGTCCAGCATCGCTTTTGAAAAGCTCGGACAGTTCATTGCTTCTGCCATTTCTGCGGCGATTTGTTCCCTTGTTTTGGGACTTTCTTTTAAAATCAAAGAAACCAGACGTTTGATTTTACCGTTCAAATTAACCGTCTGCGCCACAATCGCGGGACGACGTACAGGATAAATTCGTTCAAATAAATCGAGCGTCTCCGTATCTTTGAATTTCTTTGACATAGCAAAAGCCTTCACTTAAAAATCAACTTTTTGACCGTAATCACGTCCATGTTTAAGCGGCGTGCCTTTTTAAACCTTGCCGACGCACGCGAATCTTCGTATATTTGTTACGTCGTGAGGTTTTACGGCTTCCGTCTTCGTTAAAGCGGTCGGGCCACAGTTCACAGGCGGGTATGCCTAAAAACTTGGAAATCGCTTCTTCGCCGGCGGGAAAAGGGACGCGGATCGCCTGCGAACAGGCTTCTATGCACAGTCCTGCTTTCAGCGACAGACTTCGTAACGTCGCTCCTTTCAGCAGTACCGCGCATTTGATTTGTGTAGGTGTCCAACTCATAAAGACCTCCGATCCTTAATTTGAACCGACTGGCAGGTCGGTTTTTGTTGGGGCGTTAAATTCAACTAATGGAATTATCGCAATTACGTTCATTATCAAGCGGAATAACGGATATTTTTCGTAATTGTTTATATTTTTGAGCGTAATAACGCAAACGCTTGAAAAATAAGGATATTTTTAAACAGTTACCGAGAGGCTGAAAATGGTCGAAAACGTAACAGATGCCCTTTTAAACTGTGACGATGATTTTCCGGATCGTCTTTTGAACGCAATAACGAACAAGTTTAAATCAACGCGTCAATTTTCATTGGCTTCGGGTATACCAGCGTCCTCATTGGCGCAATACTTGAAAGGAGTAAGCGAACCCACGCGCCCTGTGCTCTGTGCTATGGCGCAAGTCTTGGGTGTTAATGTGTCATGGCTCGCCACAGGAAAAGAAACCGCTACCGCTGTTACGTCAGCGCAGGCGTTGGATGCGGAACTGCTTGAAGAAATTATTGAACTGGTCGATTCGCATTTCAAATTTGAAAAGGCGCGGATTAAATCGTCGCTGATCACAAAGATTTACGCCTACATCTTGAAAAAACGCGCCGAACGGGAAGCGTCCAAAGAAAAAGATACTGCGGAAGTCATTGATTTGATTGAAGTTCTCAAAGCCGCCGTTTAAGCGTATTGCTCCTTTTGTTTCCAATTTCAAAACAAAAGGAGTTACCTATGGAT